TTATGCATTTTTTGACTGCCCCCGGGCGTTAAGCTTATTCAGTTTCTGGGCCGACTTGACGGTGACCTCTTTAAGGACATGGGTGTAGATGTCGAGGGTGGTTTGGATATTGGTATGGCCAAGGATGGTCTGGATGGTTTTGGGATCTTCGCCCATTTCAAAGAGGCGGGTGGCGAAGGTGTGGCGCAGGTCATGGATGCGGAAGTGTCGGAGGCCGGCCTGGTCCTGAAGCTTATTCATGGCCACACGAATAGAGCCAGCCTGTAGGTAGTACCCCAGGCGATTGGCAAAGACCAGATCTAGGTCCGCGTATTTGTTCTGGAGCCGCATTTTCTTCTTTAGCTCATTGGTCCGAAGCTGCTGGAAGTAGGGGACCAGGAATTCTGGGAAGGGAATGGTGCGGTTGCTGGCCTTGGTTTTGGGCGGGACGATGCCGCATTCATATTTTTTGGTGTCGGCGTTTTTCTGGTACTCCAGGCTCTTGGTGATGCGGATCTCCAGGTGCGCAAGGTCGATATCGGACCAGGTGAGGGCCAGCAGCTCTCCGATGCGGGCACCGGTATTCATGGCAACCTGGAAAAGGGGCTCAAAGGTCGTGCCAGTGATGACAGCGATGAACTGACGCTGCTCATCCATGGTGAGCGGGGTGACGTTGGTGCCGTTATCGATATCCGTTGGCTTATGGACAGTGAGGGATCGGGAGAAGTCCACCATAATCTTCTGCTGCTGAAAAGCATAGCGGATGCAGGGGGATACCAGATTCCGGACGGAGCACACCACGTTATAGCTTTGCCCCTGGCGTAGGAGGTCGTTCAGATAATCCTGGACATCCAGGGCATTAAGGTCAGAGATGGGGATATCGTAGAGGATGGACCCAACGATGTGGTTGCGGTAGGTGCTCTGGTATCCACCGATGGTGCCCTTCTTTTTATTGATGCAGTGGACGGTTTCCAGCCACACCTTCAGATAATCCCCAAACTTGACCTTGGAGACATGGACATTATGGTCCATTTCGTTCTTCAGCTTTTCAATCTTTGCATCCAGTTCGGAAACGGACTTCCCGTAGAGGTCCCGGGGACGCCGAAGATTCTTGTGGGTGAAGCGAAAGAAATAGTAGGTGTTGCCATTTTTGACTTTCTTCTTATACCGTGTGCGTGCCATATGATATCTCCTTATGAATTTTGGGCATAAAAATACCCGGGATGCATTGCTAAAAGCCCGGGAAGATGGTACAATTTATCTTGTCTAGGGATGTATTGTGCCATCTGGCCGGTATGTCAAACCGCTCTGGTGTTTTTGCACTAGGGCGGCTTTTTTTTATTTAATTAGGGTATGCAGGTAAAGGTGTCGGCGCTGGATGGCCGGTGAAAATAGCAAGATTAATGGTGCTGTTGCGCGCAATGGATTCACCGGGGGATACGGATTGCTCTGAAACATGGAAGGATTCTCCATCCGGAACGAAACTGACGTCACCAAGCAATAAGCCGGCGTTGGCCAAGGCTGTTTTAGCTTCGTTTTGGCTTAGGCCGATAAGATTGGGGACAGATACATTTTCCGATTCTGACGGCTGCGAATCCTGGGATTTAGATTCCTGTATAATAGAGATAATGTAGGCTTTAAATTCTGGATTTTGCTCCATGATATTCAAAGCAAAATTCTGGACGGAATCAAAGCTAAAAACAGGATTAAAATCAACGGAACCACCACTGGATCCAGATGCCGCAGTGGCCACTGCCGTTACAACGTTGTTGGTCACCGTGAAGGTCTTCCCGTCCATGGCCTTGCCGTCCTGGCAATCCTGGACAATCTTGGTGGTACTGCCCATGGTGTAGGCCGATGGGACGCTCTTAAGCTCAAAAGTGTAGGACCCGGGGACAGCGCCGAGGGTAACGGTGCCGCTCACCGGGGTGGTGACATCCAGAGCCTTGCTGGCAGTACCGCTGGAAAAGGTAACACTAATTACGGCGTTTTCCACCGGCTGGCCAAATTGGTCCTTTACGCTGATGCTGGGAGCTTCGCAGAATATTGACCCACTGGAAGTTCCTCCGCTATTAGCTTCACTGTTGGCGGCGAAGACGATACCTACTATACAAGAAACAGAAAGAAAAAATATAATGAGTAGAGTTAAAAATCTTTTAGCACTCATGTCTGCACCTATTTGAATCTACCGAGCTGTATTATTCCAGCAAGATGATTATATAATTCAGCCATAAGTTCGTTATCTTTTTTTCCACCCAATATACTATTGGGATAAGACATTTTCTCATTAATGCTTAAGGCACTAAAATTACTTGGAGCAGCAAAGCCATATGCACAAATCATTAAAGCGTTGGCAAAATACAAAATACCACTAATTGCGGATATTTTAATGCAGGTTCGTCCAACTGCAATACCACCAAGACCACGAACGGCACTCTTTGCATTGGTTCTATCTATATCGACAATACTGTCATCAATCGTTACAACGGTTCCCGTGCTAAATTTAAACTCACGAGCCATTTAAAATCCCTCCTTATTTCCTTTCAAAATTTGCAAAATTCTTAAAACCGCCTCATAATATAGTAAAAGATGGCCATCTTTAAAACTCACTATTGGAGGATTAAAGCATGAAACATGGAAATTACTCACTGGATGACATCATCCACAAGCTCCGGGATACCCGGATTACCCAACACCAGCTTAATATTATAGCGGCTTTTCTCTGGCACCTACTTAAGTAGGGCCTTCGGCTTCCTGCGCAGCTTTATGCTGCGCTTTTTTATTGCACCAGATGACCCAGATCCTCAATCATCCGGCGCACGAATGCTTTGTCCTCATCGGACAGCCTGGCATAGTAGAGGACGATCTTGGCGATGAGCGGGTCACTGCCAGCACACAGATCCCCGCAAAAGGCTGCGATCTCCTCATCCTCATTCATGGCAATGAACATATCCCCGGCGCCAGTTCGGAACCACTCTTCGTTTACACGAAACTCCCGACAAATTGAAAGTATGATTGCTTCTGTTGGCGTTCTCCTCCCAATTTCATAGCTGGCTACGCTATTTCTAGCAACACCGATTTTTTTACCAAATTCATCCTGTGTCATATTAAGACTTTTTCTTATTTCTTTAATCCGAGAATTCATAGAAACCTCCTGACGCCATTATAAACCCATAAACGTGTCATTGTCAACAAAAAAGTATTTGACAATAGTGTCAAAGGGACTTATAATAGTGTCGTAGTACACGAATAGTCATATGGGTTGTGTTTATTGTCAACAATAACGGACGAAAGCGAAAGGAGGTGAGGACGGATTGGAAAAACGTAAGAATCCATACGGATTAGAGGAGGAAAAGCTTGAATGGCTGGAAAGCATCGGGGCGAAAGCATTTGATAAGCCGATGATTTATTATACGAACGAAGGAATCGGCGGGAGTCAATGCCTGTTTTCGAGACATTACATTGAGTCGACGCCGATAGAGGTGCTTCGTAGTGATTTTAAAAAATTCGTTAAAGAGGAATGCAGCCAATAATCTTTGTAATGTATTCAAGAAGACTGTTGAGGTTGTTCTTGAATCGCGATTCCATATAAATGATACCTGCATCAGATAACCATGAGTCGTACACAGTATCATCGGCAAATGTACAAACAAGAAAGTCGCATCTTGAAAGTTCGCAGCACGTTTCAAATACATCGGAAACAGACCATGAAAGTGGGAGATTAGAATGAATATCGTCACATGACCCAAGATGTTTGGCATTCCTCTTAGAAATACCGGAGTTTCTTGATTCTTTATATTGCTTGTACATCAAGCAAAGCAAAGTATCAGCATCTCTTGTGAGTTGAGTTTCAGGCATTGTTGTTCTCCTTTCTGGAAATTTCGCCACGGCAATGGCGATGATTACATTATAGCACGATTGGGAGAGGGACGATAGATGGGAGGAGGTGAGACGGATGGAAGCAAGAGTAAACAGCACTCAGGAAGCCCATAAGGATTGGGCGGCGATGAAGGATAATTTGGAAAAGCTGGAAAGACAGGACCTTGAGATGGTCATGCAGACCGTGGCGATGCTGGCCCAGCGTCAGGCATTCATGGAGTGCTATCACGGCAACGCCGAGAAGCCGGTGGCATAAGGAAAAAGGATTGGAGGTGATGGCATGGCTGAATTGACAGATACTCAATTTGCCATTCTGTCGGCGCAGATGGCTGAGATTATAAAGATTTTGAGTAATTTAAAGGCACCAGTGGCTGATGATGGGCCGTTGCTCATGGATGTGAAGGAGGCATCAGCTTATACGGGCCTAACCAAGGCAAAACTATATCAATATGCCAAGGAGATGGATGGCTTCCCGGTAGTCCGGGAAGATGGTAGCAATGGTGGACGTGTGTTTTTCTCTCGCCAAGGGCTGGCTGAGTGGGTTGAGATGAATCGTGGGAGGATAATCGAATGAAAAAGTGTCTGGATAATTTATGCGAAGTAGGAGAAATGGAGGATGAACATTGAGCGATACAATACTGAACGGTCTGTTGGACCGGCTACAGGCCAATGGCGCAGAGCTGGAGGCTATGCGAAGCAAAGCGGAATATGAGCATGAAGCCCATGAGGCGACAAAGGAAAAATTATCCGATGCGCATAGGATGCAGGATATCCTGGTAGAGGAAATCAAAGGATTGACGGCCGAAATGGAAGTTGCCCAGGCGAATGCCAGGGGAATGGATCCCAGTGATGAATGCCCACAGATGGAGTCATCAGAATGCTGGGAGCGTAAGGCCGAGGATATGGCCATTAAGATGGTGGAAATGGAGACAGAAAACAGAGACCTGAAGCGGGAGGTTGAGCGATTAAAGAAGGGCGGGAATTGTAAGGGTGAACCAAAGGGTAAACCAGCGGTGATGAATCAGAGCTTTGAAGATGCTGTAGAGATAATGGAAAGAAAGAGTCGGGATAAGCATGGGCCGAGTGTTGTCATTCGGCCCCAAGGCGAAAAGGGAGAGAATCCAAAGACCAATACCAATGTTGATGATATGAAGGTAGAGGTGCTGCCAGATACGAGGATTGACAATACACCCATTGAGACAGACCGGTTTGAACCAATCATAGAGGCAATGCGCGCAGACGAAAACGGAAAGGGTTATCGGTACGAACGCAAGGGGGCGACCATCATTGTATTTAGACGGGCACGGATGCGGGAAATCATGGTGAAGATGCCGGGAATTAAAAGTGTGCCCCAGTGGTCAGTGAAGGGAGTGCCGGTCACTGGAATGGCTGAAGCGTTACAGAAAAGCCGCAGCCGGGGGACCGATAATGTATAGCATAGAGGATTTTAAGGATGCTCGGGATGCATTTGCAGGGCGGCTCATGATGAAAAAGCAGGATGGAGATTTATCAGATAGTTTTAGGCGGCGGAACGATGCCATTGCCTTGAAGGCGATTAATGCTGTACTGCTGATGTTTGAAATAAAAGCTGAAAGAATGCAGGCCTATCAATGCAAAACCTGTGGAAATGAGTTAATGGTCGATGATGACACACATTTTTGCCCGTTTTGCGGGCGGGCGATTAGATAAAAAGGGAATAAAAAAGCACCGGTTCTGTGCCCTGTGAAGCCGCCGGTGCTTTTGGTCAAGTGACCTAATTAATACATCATTATTATAGCATGTTTAACTAAAAGTGTAAAGTAATGGTGTGTGAAAAACGGCTTAAATGCAGGGCTTGCGGCTTGATGAAGATATTATCTTAAGCATTATCAGAGACAAGGCGGAGGACATATGCCATATATAAAGAAAACCTGGAGGACCGGGAGGGTGGAGGAAGTAGAGAAGTTCTTCAGCCGGAGAACGCACACCCAGGGTGCGGCTCGGGGGCCGAAAAAAGAAAAGACATCCGAAGCCATGATGGCCATCAATGAAAAAAACGCTGAGAACAAACTGCGGCGGTTGATGAATACCAATTTTGGACACCGGGATCCGTACATTACATTGACATATGCCAGGAAGAATGAACCGCCGGAACCGGAGGCGGCGGTGGCCAACGTCAAAAAGTTTAAGAATGATGTGAGAAGGCTTTGCAAGAAGAATGGAGCTGAGTTTAAATTCATTGAGTCATCGGAGTGGAAAGGGGTTCGTCCCCATCACCATATGGTTATCAACATCGGGAATATGGATGACCGGGTACTGGATGACCTATGGCCACACGGACGCATCAAGCACCAATACCTGGATGACACCGGACAGTATGGTGAACTGGCGGCCTATTTCATTAAGGTTTCCAGGAAAGCATTCCGGGATCCGGAGAGTCCGTGCCGAAAACGGTGGACGGCCAGCCGGAATTTGGTCAAGCCAGAGCCAAAGGTGGAGATTATCCGGGCGGACAGTTGGAAGAAAGAACCAAAGGCAAGACAGGGATTTATAATCGAAAAAGACAGATGCTTTGAAGGATATCATGATTTCACGGGATATCCATATCAGTTTTATAGCATGCGAAAAGCGTGTAACAAAAAAGAATAACGGAGGAAATTAATATGGCAAAGACGATAATGGGGCTTGGATACCAAATCGATGTGGAGAAGCTGCACGAGCATCCAGATAACCCGAGAAAAGAGTTGGGCGATTTGACGGAGCTGGCCGACTCCATCAGAGCGAATGGCGTGATGCAGAATTTGTTGGTGGTGCCACTGGGGAATGAGGAGGACGAAGACTATCTAGAGGAGTATAAGGTCATCATCGGCCATCGGCGACTGGCAGCGGCGAAGTTGGCGGGATTAAACAAAGTACCGTGTGTCATTGCAGAGATGGATGCGGCGGAACAGCTGGCGACGATGCTGGCAGAAAATATGCAGCGCAGTGATCTGACGGTGTATGAGCAGGCCATGGGCATCCAGATGATGATGGACCTGGGCGAGACGGCGGAGCAGGTGAGTCAACGGACAGGCATATCGGTGGCCACAGTGAACCGGCGGAAAAAGCTGGTGAGTCTGGATGCAGATGGGTTTAGGGATGCTGTTGCTAGTGGTGCAACGTTGATGGATTTGGAAAAAACGGCAAAGATAGAGGATGAAGCTGTGCGCAAAGACATTCTCCAAGATTTTGGGACTCCGAATTATAATTTCAAGGTCGATAAGATTTTAGAGGTCCAAGAAAATAAACGGGCGTTTGATGGGATTGTGAAGCGGCTTCAGGAAGCTGGGATTGTGGAGCTTGATGAAGGGACAGAAAGGGAACCGGATATCTTCTACAAAACGGTGATTTATTCTGCAGAAGAGATGGACAAGTTTGACCCGGAGAAACTGGAGGACGGAGAGTATTTTTATACGAAAGGGGGGTACTCCGGAAATCTGACGGTTAATCTCTATAAGCGGGACTCTGCCAGGATGACGGAGAATGAAGAGATAATGGAGGAGAGCGCACGGAAGAGAGAGCAGGAGCGCATCCGAAAGGAACAGATGAATGAACCGTTCCGAACCGCAGCACAGAAACGGAGGACCTACGTCGAGGAAATCGGCGAGAAGTTTATAGTGAATCACTTCGCCATCGTGGTTGATGCGCTGATCAAGTTGCTAAAAGAAGAGTATTGCGGTGATTTGGATATCTCTGAAATAGAGGCGGAAAAAGAAAAGAATCCCCATAAAGCGGTCATGATGCTCATATGGCAGTTTTTGGAAGGGTGGGCCAGTAATCCCGGTGCGTATAAGAATTGGCGTGAGGAATTCACTGAGAATGATGATGCCATATTGCTCTATGAAATGCTCCAGGGGCTGTGGTACGACCTAGACGATGAGGAACAGTCGCTGCTGGATGGCAGCCATGCCTTGTATGCGAAGCCGAAGGAGGATGAGGAGTAGGTGGAAAAGGAGCGCGGAATTCTGCAGAAATGGAGATGGCCTTCGGGGAATATCTTGATCGGGAATTTGGAAAGAAGGCCATGGGGTGTCAAATAAAGAGAAACCACTCCAATGTTACCAGCTGCCTAGGTGCAGCATTAGAAAGAGATGATGGATGGACAGCTGAGGCAGAGATTGTTTCGCCAAGGGGCTGGGGAGAATTCGAGTTGAGGCTTAGCGATATCAAGAGAAGGGTAGGAATAAGCTGATGATTTTAATCCAAGTGGAATCACCGGAGTTCTGCAAAAATGATTGTCCATTCTTTGGGATGGAGCAATGGGATGTGACGATGGTAAACGGGAAGGAAACTTATCGGCGCTGCGAAAATGCAGCGTTATGCGAGTATATAAAAAAATTAGTGGAGGGCAAACATGAATCTGTATGAAATTGGTCAGGAACGGGATATGAATGGACTGGGGAAAATGGTTGAGGATGCCATGAACAGCATCCAGCAGAATATCCTGGACCAGCGTACACCGGGCAATGCAAAACGAAAGATTAAAATTGAGATTACGGTTGAGCCCGGAGAATCCCGTAATCTTGCAAACATTGAGTATACGGTTAAAACAGAGCTGGCACCATTAGAGGGAAAATCAACCGGCGCCGATGTCCGGAACGGGATGCGCCCAATGGCATCACCCGAGTATTATACCGATGGCCAGGTTGGGCTGCATGATGTCCTGGATGATTAGAGGATGAGGTGATATGACACTTCAAAAGCAAATCGTATGTATCATAATCGCTGTGGCGCTGGTGGCGATTATGGCCAGGGCTGTGCAGCTTTATGCCGTTGTAAGCACATTTGGGACGGAGGGATTGGAGCGGCCGACGGTGGAGACGAGGACCACGGTGTATGTGGTACCGTGGCCGTGGGAGCTGGTATACCAGGACAAGGCACTGTGGATGAGATTGGATATCGAAGGAGAACAATGATGTTAAATAAAAAATACAATGAGCTCAAATTGAGCAAAGAAAAGATGTACTATATCTGTCATCCGCTGACAACCTACGGGGATGAGGATATCAACCGGCTGATGGAGCAGGATTTAGTCAAGGAGATTCTGGATATCCAACCAGGGGTTGGGCTAGTGCGTCCGTTTGAAATATTGCCGGAAGACGTTGATGAAAGCGAAGCGATGGGCGTGTGCCTGAAATTACTGAAAATGTGTGATGGTATCATCCTGATGCAAAACTGGGAACGCTCAGAAGGATGCAGAGAAGAGGTAGTCCAAGCAGTCAGGGATGAACAGGAAATACTGGTATTCGAAAACATTGTGAGGAGTAGAGGATGACAATGCTGGAAAAGATTTTATTGGTTGGGCTGTGTGTGATGTTGGCGGCCATCATTGTTGGTGCTGCCTTCGGGCTATTGATTGCGGCCATCTTTGATTTGCACTATACGGTTTGCGCTGTGATGATTGTTGGGGCAATGATTGTGTTGGCTGTGTGGTGGGTGACTAAGTAGGATGGCGGAGGTGATCAAAACCAATGACGAGGAGTGAGTATAAAAAACGTGTGGCTTGGCTTATCGGATACCGGGTCATTGAGTGGGAGATGGCGGACCTAGAAAAGGACAGGGAGAAATGGGCGTTTAGGGAACAACGCTATAAAGACCAGAAACGTCTAGAGGCACAGGAGAAAATTCGGCATGTCACAGAAAAAATCGAACACAAAGTGAAGGCATCAGCCAATAAGTATATCGCCATTATGGATTCAATTGAAACGCTGGAAGACCCAATGGAGCAATTGGTGATTAAACAGAAGTTTATTAACGGTAAGAGCTTAGAGGAAATCGCGGCGGAAACAAACTACAGTTACACGCAGACGCACCGATATTACGAACGGGGAATCCGAAACATAGAGATCAAAAGATGACAAAAAAGGGATAATTATTTTTATTATAATAGAACTGTAGATGGCGATCTTCCAAACATTCATAATTCCCTCCTAAGCCGGGGCACCTTAACGGGTGCCCCATTTTTGAAAGGCAAAACAACATGGCGAAAGCATTTGCAAAAGCATTTTATAAGTCGAAGCTATGGCAGGACACTAGATCCTACATACTGAGACGGGACCACTACACCTGCCAACACTGTAAGGTAAGACCGGCGGAGGAGATCCACCACATCAAACGGCTGACGGCGGACAACATTGGCGACATGTCCATCGCTGTTGGAGAGGGCAACTTGGTTGCGCTGTGCGGTGGTTGCCATAAAAAAATACATGAGCGCGACACTAAAAAAATAATTAGCCAGCGCCAGATTGTATTTGACAGTGAGGGGAATCCAATAGAGGTAGGCCCCCCGGGGGCTGTTAAAAATAAATAGCATCAAAGGGACCGGTGAGGACTCAAGACTAGGACTGACCGGGTCGCGTATGAACCCCCCTACCCAATCAGGGAAATGAAAGGACGGAAAAGATGGCAAGAAAAAAGAAAGAAACGCTGGTCAAAGAAGAGGTAGCCAGGCTTCGCGAACTTTTCTCCGGGATCCCACCGGGCAAGGTTGGTGTAGTGGAAGGTCTCATCAATCAGGCTGCCAGACTGCGCATAATGCTGGATGAAATGTGGGTTGACATATCACAAAATGGTGATACCGAGCTGTTTAGCCAGTCAGAAAAGTGCGAACCCTATGAGCGGGAACGCCCTGTAGCCAGGTTGTTTAATGCCAGGGATAAAAACTATCAGCAGGTCATCCGGCAGCTGCTGGACCTTCTGCCAGAGGAGGAAAAAGAGGACCCGGCGGGAGAACTTATGCGCTTCGTATCAAGGAGCCGTAATCGGGAATGAACTGGCCGAAGGAATACCTGAGGCAGATTCGCGCTGGAGAGGAGGTCGTCTGCAACAAGATCCGGACAGTCTATGAGCGTGAATGCGGATGGATGGATAATCCACCCGATGACTTCCCGTTCTACTTTGACGAAGTAGAGGGGGAGGCCCACATTGATTTCATTGAGACCTTCTGTAAGCACTCCAAGGGGAAATGGGCCGGGAAGCCGGTGGTTCTGGAGGTTTTCCAGAAAGCCAAAATCCAATTGGTTTTTGGATGGTGCGAAAAGGAGACTGGGCTGCGGCGCATCCAGGAAGTTATCGACATCCGGGGGAGAAAATGTGGGAAGTCCACGGAAACGGCAGCCGTTGAGTGGGATGTTGCCCTTAATGATGGCGAAGCTGGGGCTGAGATCTACTGTGTGGCCAACAAAAAGGAACAGGCGGAAATCATTTTTACCGAGGTCTCCAACATGCGGGCCCAGTCCCCTGCGCTGCGGGCCATCAGTAAAAAAAGGCGGTCTGATATTTATATCGCCGCCATGCTTTCAGTCATCAAGGTGCTGTCAGCGGACTACTCCACCATGGACGGGCTCAATACCCACTTTTTCGTACAAGATGAGTGGCACGAGGCCAAGACGTCAAAAATATACGATGTCTTAATCCAATCCCAATCTGCCAGGGAGCAGCCGCTTGCCTGGTTAATATCTACCAATGGGTTCCAGCGGGAAGGCTTCTACGACTCCAAGTACAATTATGCGTCAAAGGTCGCTCTGTGGCAGGAAGGGTTTGAAGATTACAGCGTGTTGGCACTCATCCACGAGCTGGACAGCCGAGAAGAGTGGACGGACCCAGGGTGCTGGGGGAAGGCAAACCCGGGGCTTGGGAAGATAAAGTCCATCAAGATGCTAGAAAAATACGTGGAGAAGGCCAAACGTGACCCGGACTTCCTGCCGACGGTCCTGACGAAAGACTTCAACATCCCAGAAAATACGGCGAAATCCTGGTTGAGCTTCGAAGAAGCCAAGAATGATGCCGTTGCCGAGATTGGATACCTGGAAAAAAGCTATGCCATCGGCGGGTGCGATTTATCCAGCACCACAGACCTCACCTGTGCCACGCTGCTCATCCGGAAGCCAGGGGATGATTGCTTCTACGTGCTTCAGCAATATTTTTTGCCAAAGACAAAGGTCAAAACGGTTGCTGAGATGAAACAGGGCGAAGCACCGTATCAAAAGTGGGCCGATCAGGGATGGGTGACCATCTGCGATGGCGCTACCGTTGATTTCCACCAGGTGACGGAGTGGTTTGCGGAGATGGTGCGCCGTCACAATATTCGGCCGCTTTGGATTGGATACGACGCGGCCCTATCAGGTTACTGGCGGGAAGAAATGGATAGCTACGGTTTTGAGATGGAGAAAATACGGCAAGGGCCATTTACCTGGACATACCCCATGAAGCGGCTCAAAGGCATTTTTGAGGAGCACCGAATGGTGTACCAGAAGAATCCTGTGCTACGGTGGTGTCTGTTGAATACAGGGGTGAAGTCCCTCAACAAGGATGGTATTGAGAGTCAGCAACCGGTTAAAGGGTCCAGCATCGACCGCATTGATGGCATGGTGAGTCTGCTGAATGCGATGACCTGTTACAACAACCATGAAGAAGAATATCTAAAATATGTGAGGTGAATATGGGAATCTTAAGCAGTTTTTTAAACAGCATCCGGGCACGGTTTGGAAGTGCATATTACGGATATGGTGCGCGGTCCGCCCCATGGAATCGTGAAATATACGAGCAGGAAACGGTCCGGGCCATCATTGATGCCATCGCTACCCACGCCGCAAAAGGCATGGCTCAGCACGTTATTATGGACCAGGATGGGCGAATTACTAAAATAAACAGGCGCAGCCCATACACCAAGCTGCTCAATATGCAGGCCAACCCTATCCACAGTGGGTTCGACCTTAAGTATAAGCTGATTGCGCAGATGGAAACTAGAGGAACGGCTATCTGTTACATCGAATGGGAAGGGACACGGCCGGTGGCCATGATTCCGATCAATTACGGAAGCTATGAGATTCGGGAGATTATTGGGGGTGGCTATGCCATCCAATTTGACGATAATGGCCAGCTGACGACACTGCGCTTAGAGGATGTGGTGGTGCTTAAAAAGATGCTCTGTGAGCGGGATGCTGCAGGGGATGATATTGAGCCAATCCGGAACACTCTGTCCATGATTAAGGCATCGGATGAAGGTTTCATCGAAGCCCTTAATGTATCCAACAAGGTCCGGGGGATTTACAAAACGAAAAAAACGATGCTAGACCCGGAGGATGTCAAGGATGGGCAAAAGGAGTTCTCCGAGCGGATGCAAGCAGCGGCGAAGGAAGGCGGCATCGTCGGACTGGATAGCGTAGAGGATTATGTGCCACTGAATGTGACTCCGTACAGTGCCAATGCCGCGCAGATGCAGGCGGTACGGGAGAATCTCTTCACCTATTGGCGGACGCCGGCATGCATCGTCAAGAGTGACTATACGGAGCAGCAGGGCATGGCCTTCTACGAAAGCAAAATTGAGCCGATTTGGGAGATGGCCGGAGAGGCCTTTACCAATGCCTGCTTTACCCAGCGGGAAAAAGACAATGGCAACCGGATTATCTTTACGGGTGGCGCCCTCATGGGCTCCAGCATTACCACGAGAATTAATGTGATTCGGGAGGCTAAGGAAACCGGGCTGCTGCTTATCAACGAGCAGCGGGAGTTACTGGGCTACCCACCGGTAGAGGGGGGCGATATCCGCCAAGTGTCGCTCAACTATGTCAATGCGGATAAACAGGATAAATATCAGACCGGAGAGGAAGATGATCCTGAAGAGACGGTCGAAAATAATGATACAGGAGGAGATCCGAATGAGTAACCGACAATGTTGCGAACGACAGTTCCGGCCGACGGCCCGGGCGGTCCAGCAAGAAGACGGCGTTAGTGAGGAGCAGTGGGTAGAGGGATATGCCGTAGTGTTTAACTCCCCAACAGTGCTTTGGGAGTGCGATGGGTGTGAGTATAAAGAGCAAATCGATCGGACGGCATTTGACGCTGCGAAGATGGATGACGTGATCTTTAATTACAACCACACGGGAAAGGTCATGGCCAGAACCAGAAATAAGACTTTGGAGCTGGAGGTTGACGAAAAGGGCCTGTTCGTCCGGGCGCGCCTGGATGGCACAGCCGAGGGGCGGGAAATCTACGCCAATATCCGGGACGGTTATATTGACCGGATGTCTTTTCAGTTTACTATCGAGGAGGAATCCTACAACGGAGACGAACACATGTGGACGGTTCGGGGAATTAAAAGATTGTATGACGTCAGTGCCGTGGATATCCCGGCTTATGATGATACCAGCATTGAAGCACGCAAGGCGTCGCTCCTGGAGGCGGAGGCTCAGGAGCGGGAGCAGGCGGCGGAGGCTGCAATTGCCGTGGAGATGTTGGAACTAAAACTAAAATTAAAGGAGTATTAACATGGGATTAAAAAGAATCGCAGAAATTAACGAGCGAAAAAAAGAAATTAGTGAAAACCTGGAAAGAATGAAGGCCGATGAAGAAATCGACATTGTAAAAGTGAGAGCATTCAGCGCAGAGGTGGATGAACTCAATGCAGAATTGGAAAAAGAGCATGAGCGGCAGAATCTTGAAGGAAAACTGAAAAATCCGCAGTCTAGAATTGAAGCTAAAACCGAAGCAGAAACAAAGGCGAGACGGTTGATGGATACCAAAAGAATGGTAATCCCTCTGACGGAAGCCCGCAGTACACTCATGTCCAGCGGTGATTTAGTTGCGCCGACAGAGGTTGGCGGCGTCAATGACCCCTTCAATGTGGTTTCATCCATCATCGATCAGGTGCAAGTGGAAAGTCTGGAAGGGTGCAACACCTATACCGAAGCCTATATCAGTGCTTGGCAAGATGCCAGCACTAGGACGGAGGGGTCGGCCAATACGGGGACGGATCCAACATTTAAGGCGGCAGAAATCAAACCGTACAATCTCAATGTGACCAGCTACGTCTCCAGGGAGATCCAGCGCATGACGCCGCTGAATTATGCGGAGAAGGTACGACAGGGAGCGCTCATCGGGTTGCGTAGAAAGGTGGCTCAGTGGATTGTAAATGGGAATGGCAGCACTCAGATTTACGGAATCCTTAACGCGAAGAATACCGACAGTGAAAAAATCACGGCAGAGGTTTCCATTTCGGCAATCGATGAAAACACCCTCAAGACTATTGTTTTCGCTTATGGCGGCGATGAGAACGTAGGGCCGAATGCCAGACTGTTCGTGAATAAAAAAGACTTAATCAAGTTCGCCGCGGTCAGGGGGAGCGATAAAAAGGCCGTGTATGAAATCACCCCGGACGGCAGTAACCCAAACACGGGAATCATCAAGGAAGGCGGGCTGTCTGTCCCTTATACCATCAATAGTGGCGCACTGAAGGACTTTGACACTGCAACTGCCGAGACTGACCATATTATGATCTACGGAGACCCGGCAAACTACAAGATTGGACTGTTCGGGGATTATGAAATCCGGGTGGACGAATCCTATAAGTTTGCCGAGGGACTGCTGTCCATCATGGGTGAAGTCATGGTTGGCGGGAATGTTGTCGTCAAGGATGGGTTCGTCCTGGTGAAAAAGGTAGCGGCTGCATCTAGTGGATCATGATTAGGGAGAGAATCAGGAACAACCTCAGAATAAGCCATCATGAGCTGGATGATGAGATTGAAAGCACCATCAAGGTGGCCAGGGCGGAGTTAATCCGCTCTGGCGTTTCGGCATCTGCGGCAAATGGTGATGACCCGCTCATCGAAGAGGCAATCGTGGCCTATGCGATGTTTAAAATGGCACCGGACGAAAATGACCGCTACCAGGAGTCGTTTTTATATCAACAGGATTGCCTGCGGAAAAGCAGCGGGTATAAGCGGGTGGTTGGGGATGATGAATGAACTGATCACGCTGGTGCATAGAGAATTTGAACAGGATGATATTGGCCAGCAAATACCGATTGAGTCATCGAGAGTGATTTACTGCAACATCAAAAGCGTTGGAAGAAACGACTGGTATGCCGCAGCCCATGAGGGCATGAAGGCGGCACTGATAGCTGTTGTGAATGATGATGACTACGCGGGAGAAGCAATTGCAGAGTATGCCGGAAAGCGATACGCCATTTACAGAGACTACGCAAAGGGCAAAGGCGGCCTCCGGGATCTGTACCTGGAAGACAATCTGGGAGTATAACCATGGATGATTTTGCCAGGAATTTGGCCAAGGCGCTAAGCGACTATACCACCGAAATCGTCGATGGGTTAGAGGATGTCAAGAAGGACGTGGCCACAAAGGCCGTTGCGGACTCGAAACGAACAAGTCCGAAGTCAACCGGCGATTACGCCAAGGGATGGCGAAAGAAAAAAACACAATGGGGATGGGTTATCTATAACGAAACGGACTACCAGCTGACTCATCTTCTGGAAAAAGGCCATGCCAAAAGAGGTGGCGGCCGTGTGGCCGCCAAGCCGCATATTGCCAAAGTGGAGGAAAAGTATATTGACGAATTTGAGAAAAGGGCAATACAGGTAATTCAGAAATGATAAGCCTTAACGAATTAAAAAACGCCCTGGAGACGCTGCAGGTTCCTGTAGCCTACCACCATTTCAGAACTGGGCAAGCTCCTTCTCCGCCATTCCTGGTCTATTACGAGGACCAGGATATTGAGTATTATGCCGACGATAAAGTCTATTTGACGGCAACGGCAGTAACTGTGGAGCTTTATACCAATGAGAAAAATATTGCATTAGAGGAGAGCCTTAAAGCCCTGCTGAAGGACTTAGGAATCCTCTTCCACCGATATGAAACGTGGATTGAAAGCGAAAAACTGTATATGGAAGTCTTTGAGTTCGAATTACAAAAAGGAGAAAAATAAATGTCAGATGCAGCAGAACAGAAGGTCAATTTTGGCCTTAAGAACGCCTATTATGCCAAGATCACAGAGAGTGTAAGCGGAACGCTTACCTACGCCACTCCCATCAAAATCCAGGGAGCTGTGGAACTGAACCTGGAAACCAGAGGGGATCTTCTGGAATTTTGGGCGGATGATATGATCTACTACAGTGCCGACAACAACCAGGGATACAAAGGGACCCTGTCCATCGCTAATGTGCCACAGAGCTTTGCGACGGATTGCCTGGGTGAAGAGCTGGATGCCATCGATAAGGTTATCACGGAAAAACAGGGTGCTACCCAAAGCGGGTTCGCCTTACTTTTTGAGTTTGATAATGATGTCAAGGCCACGCGCCATGTGCTGTATTATTGCAAGGCATCCCGACCGAATGTGGCATCAAAGACAAAGACGGAGAGCGTTGAACCGAATGTGACGGAGCTGAACTTTATCGCATCGGCCAGACCGAGTGATCGGTATGTAAAAACAAAAACGACAACCGCAACGACGGATGATATTTATAATGCCTGGTATCAGACGGTATATGGCGAAGGTGCATAATGCAGCGCGTCGTAGAGATTGACGGGAAATCCGTTACCCTGGAGTCCAACGCTGCCACGCCGCTGAAGTATAAAAAGCAATTCCATAAGGATTATTTTGCGGAGATGCTTAAGCTGGCCAAGGCAATCGGGATAAAAGATATCCAGGAAGACGAAGAAGGAAACATTGACTTGGATAAAATGCCATGGGATAACCTGGATTATATCGATTTTGAGCCAACTTATAACATTGTATGGGCATTGGCCAAAACTGCTGATAAAAATATTCCAGACCCGGAAACGTGGCTGGAGGGATTTGAGACATTCCCGCTCATGGACGTCATGGGTGAGGCATCGGAGCTGATTGGCCATAGCATTGAGAGTAAAAAAAAATCGAAGAAGAGTATGCCGGAGAAGAAACACTAACGGTTGAGTCCTTTGCGTTTATTTGTAAACAGGTCGGAATCAACATGGAGGACATGGAAGAGATGACCATCGGGATGTGCATGGATTTTATCTATGAATACATTGAGAATAGTAAACCGGAAAAAGAAAAGAAGGTAAGGGTACGTAAAGCAACCCAGGCCGATTTCGACAATTTCTGATTCTGAGAAAGGAGGTAACCATGGCACAAAGCAGGATTAAGGGTATTACCATCCAGTTTGACGGAGAGACAACCGGATTGGACAAAGCTCTAAAATCAATCAATAGCCAGGCTGGAAAAGTAGGGTCTGAACTAAAAGATGTCAATAAACTCCTTAAATTTGACCCCGGGAATGCAGAACTTGTTGCCCAAAAGCAAAAGCTCCTTGCCGAGCAGGTGGAAATCACAGCGAAAAAACTGGAGCAATTAAAATCTGCCCAGGGGCAAGTAGAGGAACAATTTAACAAAGGTGAAATTGGAGTTGAACAGTACCGAGCTTTCAAGCGGGAACTGGAAGCTACTGAGGCTTCGCTTAAAAGCTATAAAAGCCAGATTAGCGCAGTGGAAGCCGATCAGGAAAGATTGGCGACTAACACAAAGCGGCTACAGACTTTTTTTGAAGCGACCGGGACAAGTGTAGATGATTTTGCAGATGCCCTGGGGAGTAAGACGCTCAATGCCATAAAAAATGGAACCGCCAGTGCTGACCAATACGAAACTGCCTTAAACAAAATTGGGAAGTCCGCACTGGGTGTAAAGGCGGATATCGGGCAAATGAAAAATGCTCTAGATCAGGTTGATGATGGCAACGGAATCGGACAGGTAAAGAGTGATTTAAAAGAGCTTGGAACACAGGCAAACAAAACCGGGGATGATATTGGCGAGATGGCTGACGATTTGAAATCAATCGCAGTCGTAGAGGCTGCCGATGCACTTGAACCCATTACCGATACATTAAAGGGTGTCGGAGAAGCTAGCCTGGACGCTGCGGAGGATGTAGCATCCGCTCAGGTCAAAATAAAAACATACTTCGGGTTAACCGATGAGGAAGCCCGCGTCCATGGGGAGATCATCGAGAGCATCTTTAGGGATAATTACGGTGATTCCATGGACGCTGCGGCTAATGCCGTTATCACGGTCAAGAAGAATATCAAGGATTTGGACAATGAGAGTCTAGAGAACATCACAAAACAAGCGTTGACGCTGGAAGACCTTTTCGGCATTGACATGAATGAGACACTTCGGGGAGTCAATAGCCTCATGACGACCTATGGAATGACGGCCCAGGAAGCCATGGATATGGTCGTCGCCGGGACGCAAAACGGGCTGGATAAAACCAACGAGCTTGGGGACAATCTAGCCGAATACGCTACCCTATTCGAAGAGAATGGTTATTCTGCGTCTGAAATGTTCTCTATCCTACAGGCAGGATTGGATGGGGGTGCCTACAATCTGGATAAGGTCAACGACTTGGTCAAAGAATTTGGTGTTCGAATCAGCGATGGCAGCATCGCAAAGGCCTGCCAGGATATGGGAGGAAACTTCGAAGCGCTATTTAAGACTTGGGAAGAAGGCGGTGGAACGAATAAGGAGTTATTCCAGTCCATTGGCCAGGAAATCGCCGGGATGAGCAGTGAACAGGAAAAGGCAGCTGCTATTTCTCAGATTTTTGGAAGTCTGGGCGAAGACGCTGGAACAAAGGTCATCGAAGCCATGACAGGGGTGGAGAATAAGTACAAGGATGTCTCTGGCGCCGGATCGGAGATGCAGGAAAATAATCAAAACGAAGTTGGCCAAATGAAGCGGAACTTTGAGTCGCTGGCATTGGCACTGGCACCAATCGGGGAGAACCTGGCCGTGATTATCAATGCAATTCTGACGCCGCTGCTCAATATGTTGTCTGCGCTATCGGATTGGTTCTCAACGTTGCCTGGACCGATTCAGACCTTTATTGCCGCCTTCGGCGGTATTGTTACACTACTGCTGTCTCTGCTACCAATCGTTTTGGCAATCCAGGCGGCGATACCAATATTAACAGGAGCGCTAAGTGCATTGTTTGGCGTTATTGGCATTGGGCTTGGTCCAATCACCCTGATTATCGCAGCCATTGCCGCGGTCATTGCAATCATCGTTAATTGGGAGTCCATCTGCGATTGGTTTAAAACATCCTGGGAGACGATATTTAATAGCTTGCCGGGGCCGGTCCAAACGACCCTGGGAATCGTTGGGGAAAGCCTGAAGGCAGCGTATGCATTATTTACTGGTGATACTGAAGGGCTGAAACAATCGATTTTGAATATCTACAACAGCCTGCCGGAACCAGCGCAACAAGCCATCGTCACAATGGGCAATTTGATGCAGGCATCTCAGTCTGCCATTGATTCATTGATGACAGGCGACACTGAAGGGCTCAAGCAATCGCTGCTCGATATCTACAACTCCTTGCCGGAGCCAGTCCAGAATGCAGTAATGACCATGGCTCAATACCTTAAAAGCGCAGGAGAATGGGCAGATCAAAATTTTGTGCAGCCCTTTCGGAGTAAAATCCAGAGTATCCAAGACAAATTTTGGGAGATTGTTGGTGGGGTTCGGGGAGCCATTGACACAATCAAGGGAATGATGTCCGGGGACATCCCATTCCCCCATATCGCCATGCCGCATTTATCGGTGAGCGGTGGTTGGTCCTTTAACCCGCCCCGGGTCCCTTATTTTGACATCGATTGGTACGCAAAGGGCGGGGTGCTGACTAAACCAACCATCTTTGGTAGCAACGGCGGTAATCCAATGGGAGGTGGAGAGGCTGGGCCGGAGGCCGTGGCGCCAATATCCGTCCTGCAAGAATATGTCAAAAGCGCCGTCGATGGCGCACTGTCAGAAAAAATGGATAAGATGCTGGATATCCTCCTGGTATACCTGCCAATTTTGGCAGATAAGGAAACAGATTTCTCGCTGGATGGGGAATCACTGATTGAGTATGTCTATGAAAAGATGGACAGAAAAGCATACCGGGATACCAGGAATAAAAAGCTTGCCGGGGGGATGCCATAATGTACAAAATCACCTACGGCAATGTAAGCAATGAAGATTTGGGGATGATCATCACGTCGATGGTCATCCCTCCACCGCTTCGGAGAGTTAACACTGTTCAAATCGCTGGGCGTGACGGCAATATGTACGAAACCACCGACAACTATGAGGATATTGACATTAAGGTTTCATTGACGACCATTAATCCCAGAAGAGAATACGTGGAGTGGCATGCATGGTGGAGCAAAGTCAAACAGTGGCTCCTGTCTGCACACGACCGGATAAAAATTGGGGCCTACCCGGGGAAGTATTTCAAGGTCAAAAACATCAGGCTGGGAGACCCGGAACGCACCTGGTATATCTCATCCTCGATGGAGGTGACAATCACCTGCGACCCGTACATCTACCTGGATGACGGGGACCGGGAAAGGGCGCTGACCAGTGGGAAGCTTTATGCGGATTGTTCCTGCAACCCAGTGTATAAGTTTGCCGGGGAAACGACGTTGACTCTGGCCGTCAATGGACACAGCATCACGGTCAATATTGGCCAAAATATAGCGTTGGATACAGAGCTAATGACGTGCTACCGAGTGATCGGCAGTGCCAACGTCATAGCAAATGCTGACGTAGAGGGCGACCCACTGGACAAGCTGCGGCTCATGGAAGGCGAAAACACCATTGCCATTACATCCCCGGGGGACGTAACGGCCAGCGTTATACCGCATTGGAGGCATTTATGATTAGTTTGTTTTTTAAAGCGACCGACATCACGGGGATTCGGGACCATCCTGGCGCTTATGGCGATGTTGTCCTGGCGCCGATTGAGGCAACGCACGCCATGACGCTTAATGGTGAGTGCATCCTGGAGGTTACGATTGATAAACGGGTAGATGCGTCCTGGGAGTTCATCGATACAGGAGATGTTTTTTTTGCACCGGTACCATGGTCGGCATATCGGCAACTATTTCGTTGCTATGAGTTCGACAAAGGCAGTAACAGAAGAGCCGTATTCTATTGTCGGCATATTTTATTTGACCTTGCCGGATACACCATTGTCGATACCAGGCCAACGATGCAAAATGGACAGGGAGCCCTTACCACCGCATTGGCCGGGACGCCATTTTCAGCACATTCCAACATCACTGCAACATCAACGGCCTACTGGGTTAGAAAAAAGGTGACTGAAGCACTATGGTCGGATGACGACAATAGCTTCGCCAGCCGATGGGGTGGAGAATATCTTTGCGATAATTACGATTTATATATCAACGAAAAAGTTGGAACTGACAGGGGCGTCCGAATTGAATATCGGCGAAACCTGCAAGAGATTAAGGTCAATAAGAGTGAAGACGACGTGGTCACCAGGATTATCCCTGTGGGCTATGATGGCATCATGCTGGATGGAGACACACCGTGGGTAGACAGCCCCCTGATTAGCACATATCCGGCCCGCCACGATGGCGTCATCGCCTTTGATGATATCAAATACGACCCGGACGACGATGAAGCCTACCACACCCTGGCCACAGCTCAGGCTGCCATGGTGGCGAGATGCAAGCAGATTTTTGCCGACGGCATTGATAAGCCATCAATCAGCTATGATGTATCGATGGTGGATCTATCCAAACTTGACGCATACAAGGATTATAAAGTCCTGGAGACGGTAAGCATCGGGGACACCGTACACGTTAGTGACGATGAGCTTGATATCAATGTGGATACGCGGGTCATCGCCTATGAGTATGATTGGTCCTATGTCAATAAAAAGCACAGCTTAAAATGAGTGATTCTGTAAGCTAGGCCGCTTGCAGAGAAGATACCCGTTCAAACCATTTTTCGAATGCGTCAGGAGACATATAATCACAATGGCTATGAATTCTGACGGTATTATAAAAGGCTTCAATGTACTCGAATACAAGCCGGTAAGCATGGCTGTAGTCACGAATTGTGAAGCGGTTAAGCCATTCTCTTTTGATCAAGGCATGAAAGGATTCAATACATGCATTGTCATAAGGATAACCACTGTGTGAATAGCTACGCTGCATCTTTTCTGTAGCGTCAATCCAGGCGGCAGAAACGTACTGACTGCCGCGGTCCGAGTGAAT